GCTGCTGCGCATTTTTGTCCTGTTGAGTCTGCTGCTCAGCCTTCTTTCGGGCGGCTTCAAGCGCAAGACGGGTCTTTTCACGATCATCCCAGTAACGCGCCCGCGCTTCATCGTTAACAAAATAGTCATCCTTGCGCAGATTCCAGATGTCGTCTGCTTTCTTAAACGCAGCCTCTGCCTTAATCAGCATCTCCTGCGCGGTATCAGGACGACCAATATCCAGCACCGCATCCCACATGGATTTGAATGCCCGCGCTGTCCTGTCTGCCCAGGTCTCCAGCGTGCCCATGTTCTCTTTCAGGCGGCGGGTCTGGTCATCAAACCCTTTCGTTGCGGCTTCGTTCGCCGCCTGCAATGCCCCGGCTTCATCGCCGGAACGCTGCAACTGAGCAACATACGCAATCTGCTCCGCCGTCACGTTATGGAACTGGCGCGCCATCGCCGTCAGCCCCGACGTCGGGTCAGTGGTCAGCTTCCCGAAGGCTTCAGCGACCTTGTCCACCTCCACACCGGATGCAGAAGAGAAACGCGCCACACTCTGGCTGATGGACGCAATCTGAGCCTCACCGCTTACCCCCGCCTTAACCAGTGCACTGAGTGACTCGCTGGTCTGGTTAAACGTCAGCCCTGCCGCCTGCCCGGCTCTGGACAGGACCAGCATACGATCTGCCGTCAGACCCGACTGATTACCGGAAAGGACCAGCGTTTTGTTGAAATCGGACAGGGTTGAGTTACCCTGATACCAGGCATACGCCAGCGCACCGGTCGCCACCGCCAGCGAGGTGGCCCCGACCATCGGCAGGGTGATCGCACCGGCAAGCCCCCGGAACATGGGGATCATCCCGCCGAAGGAGTCCTTAACCTGACCACCCTGTTGCAGCAGGATCAGCCACGGGCTTTGCCCGCCTGCAAGCTGCGTGGCCACGTCGGTGAACTGTGCAGGCAGCATACGCATGGCGGCTTTATACTGCCCGACGGAAATCCCCGCTTTCTGTGCAGCCAGCGCCTGTCGGCTCAGCGACTGTTCAACGACTGCCGCTGTTTTTTTCGCATCAGTTTCCGTACCGGAAAAATGACGCCTGACTCTGGCCATCTGCTCGTCAAATCTGGCCGCATCCAGACTTAAATCAACGACCAGATCGCCTACCGGTTCAGCCATACCGGACTCCTCCTGCGATCCCTTCTGATACTGTCATCAGCATTACGTCATCCTCCGTCATGTCCGCCACATCCGGGGAAGCGGGGATAACTTCATTCCCGTCCGGGCCAAAGCGGACACCTCCGGCAAGCCCTGCCGCTTTCTGCATCAGCACATCATCTTCAGGCTCTTCGTCAGCCTCGCGCCGGTTAAGCAGACTGAAATCCAGCGGATGCATATCCGGATCGCTGAAAAACAGGCTGAGCACGGTGTACGTCAGCCCGGAAAAGTGCATATCCAGCAGAACATCATGAAAATAATGGGTACTGTAAAAGCGGTGCCAGTCGGCATACTCCGTGGATGACATCCCGGCAAGCATGGCACGCCAGTCGGGTCGCCCCATCTCACGCGCCAGTTTCAGGGCAAAACTCAGCTCACCGTCGAACACTTTCCCGCAGAAACAGGCTCTGCAGGCCCGGCGTCCTCTGTCTGTTCAGGGGCATTATTCACCACAAACTCATACATACCGGACAGCCGGTACACCACGTTTTCAGCATGAGAAATTGCCTCCGTGGGCCAGGTGGTAAGCACTTCCTGCTCAATTTGTTTAACGGCTTCATTCATGGACGGCATCTGCGTCTTCTGCGGATGGTTATGCCACAGGGACATCGCCACCAGAAACGCGCCGGTTCTGATGGCGTCTTCCACAGTAAACTTCCGATTGCTGTCTGACTCCGCCTGTTCTGCCTGCCGTTTCATCAGGGCGAGATGCTCAATACGCTGCAGGGCTGACAGTTCAGAAAGCGTGACGGTCACACCGTTATGTTCAAATGATTCGGTTTTCAGGAACATCTCTGACTCTCCGGATTAACTGGCGGTGACGGTGATTTCTGCAACCGCAGCAAACTCACCATTACCGGATACGACCGGAATGTTGACCTTACCTGCAGCAACGCCATTCACGGTGATGGTCATACCACTGACCGACACGGTGGCTTTTGTTTTATCCGCTGACACCGCACGGAAGCTCTTGTCGGTTGCGCCTTCCGGCTGGAAGGCCACGGTCAGCGTGGTGCTCTTCCCTTTCACTACGGAAGCGCTGGCTGGCGTCACGGTCATGCCGGTTGCCGCTGTTACCGTGCTGCGATCTTCTGCCATCGACGGACGTCCCACATTGGTGACTTTCACCGTGCGGGTGATCACTTCCTTCGCCGTCACCGCCTTACCGATACTGCTGACCCAGCCACGGAACACATCGACCGTGCCGTTCGGGAAGCGGATTTTATAGGCACGGGTATCGCCTTCATTAAACCACGCCAGCAGCGCCTGCTGCCCCTGCTCTCCGGGCATCCACGCCAGCGTGAAGCTGGTATCTCCGGCAGATTTCTGCCCCTGCCCGGTCGCGGTCCAGTCTGCATCTTCATCATCGAGATAGCTGTCGTCATAGGACTCAGCGGTCATCTCGCCCGGCGTCAGATCCTTCACCTTAGCCAGTCGCTGCCAGTCATCGTCTGACAACGGGTTTGCATAAGCATCACCCTTGCCGTTGTAAACCCACAGAGTGGTACCGGCACCTTTTACCGGCTCAAGGGGATTTGGTGTTGCCATATCGTCCTCACATCTCGTATGTAATGGAATAAGTCAGATCTGCAGAACTCCATAACGCCATATCGTCATCACGACGATACTCATAGCCCTGCGTAACCATCGTGGTAATCAGTCCTGCCAGNACCTCCGTTTACCCTGCAGCGCCCGCTTCAGTAACGGTGACTTCAGCCACTGCGGCGAACTGACCATTTCCGCTCACCACAGGGATCTGCACCTTACCTGTCGCCACGCCGTTTACCGTAATTGTCATATCTTTCACACTAATGGTGGCTTTCGACGGATCGGCGGAAACCGCTCTGAACGTCTTGTCGGTTGCACTTTCCGGCTCAAAAGAAACCGTCAGGGTGGTTGTTTTCCCTTTTGCCACCGTACCGGATGTAGGCGTCACCTTAATCGCACTGACCGGCGTAATTTTGCTGCGTTCTTCCGCTACAGAAGGTTTACCCACGTTAGTGACTTTCACCGTGCGGGTGATCACTTCTTTCGCCGTCACGGCCTTACCGATACTGCTGACCCAGCCACGAAACACATCCACCGTGCCATTCGGAAAACGGATTTTATAGGCCCGGACATCGCCGCTTTCAAACCAGCCTATAAGCCCTTTCTGGCCTTCATCTCCCGGTTTCCAGGCCAGCGTAAAACTGGTATCACCTGCAGATTTCTGTCCCTGCCCGGTCGCGGTCCAGTCCGCGTCTTCATCATCCAGGTAGTTATCATCGTAGGGTTCAGCCGTCATCTCGCCCGGCGTCAGATCCTTCACCTTAGCCAGTCGCTGCCAGCCATCGTCTGACAACGGGTTTGCATAAGCATCAGCCTTGCCGTTGTAAACCCACAGAGTGGTACCGGCACCTTTTACCGGCTCAAGGGGATTTTGTGTTGCCATATCGTCCTCACATCTCGTATGTAATGGAATAAGTCAGATCTGCAGAACTCCATAACGCCATATCGTCATCACGACGATACTCATAGCCCTGCGTAACCATCGTGGTAATCAGTCCTGCCAGTGCCGGGATCGCGGTCATCGCCGGGTAAATCCGGCTTTCCATCCACTGATCAAGCTCTGAATCCGGTACCTGTGCCGGTAAAAACACCTCAATATGCAGCGTGGCCCGCCAGGTATCTGCATCCAGCTCTTCACCGGTATACTCTGCATCCGTCAGATAAACCGCGATCGCAGGAAAATCCTCTTCGTCAAAAACAACGGGGCGACCATCAAACAGCGTCGCCCCGTGTTCATGCTGCTCGAGTGCATCCAGCACTGCGGCACGAATGTCAGTGTGTTTCATCGTTTTATCGCAATCCTCAGTTGTTGTTTCAGCGCGTATGCCAGTTCTTTAGGCAGGCGTTCACGCCGGATACGGTCAACATTCTCATCAAATGCCTGTTTCAGTGGGGCCGCCATCGGGATTTTCACCACATCAATGGGGTAACGGTTTTTCCCGGCCACACGCTGCATGACATGCCAGCGACCATTTTTTAATCGCTGAATAAATGCCCGCTGATAACGATGCTGACCGGCTTTGAGTATGCTGTNGTGGCCCGCCAGGTATCTGCATCCAGCTCTTCACCGGTATACTCTGCATCCGTCAGATAAACCGCGATCGCAGGAAAATCCTCTTCGTCAAAAACAACGGGGCGACCATCAAACAGCGTCGCCCCGTGTTCATGCTGCTCGAGTGCATCCAGCACTGCGGCACGAATGTCAGTGTGTTTCATCGTTTTATCGCAATCCTCAGTTGTTGTTTCAGCGCGGATGCCAGTTCTCCGGGCAGGCGTTCACGCCGGATACGGTCAACATTCTCATCAAATGCCTGTTTCAGTGGGGCCGCCATCGGGATTTTCACCACCTGAATGGGAAGGCGATTACGCTTTTTCCTTCCCTTGTCGTCATTGCCCTCCTTATATCTGGCCTGGGGAAGACGTTGCATAACATGCCAGCGCCCATTATTTAATCGCTGGATAAATGCCCGCTGATAACGATGCTGACCGGCTTTGAGTATGCTGTTCGGACGACGCCCCAGCATTCTGATCCCCAGCTTAATCACAGGGAGATCACCGCGGTTAACGATAATTCTGGCATTCGGATTTCTGACCGTCGCCCGTTTCAGTCTGGACCGTTCCTTTACCAGTTTCCGTCTCACCCTGGTTTCCCGGGCAACCTGTGACGAAGACTGATTAATCGCCGTTGTGGCCACGCGGTTAATGGTCATTGCAGAAGCAGCCGGAATGGCGTTTTTACGAACCCGGCTCAGATTGTCAATCGCCTGATCAAGCCCTTTTATCGCCATAATTCACCCTGCGTTTATCGTCGCCGGTTAACTGCGGGTGGTTGCCCACGGTTGAGCCAGAGATAACAGCTACCCCCGTCATCCGGAGAAACACGATCCACCCAGAATGTCTCACCATTAATGGTCAGCGTGTCACCA